CAGCCGCTCTTTGTCAATCTGAGATTGACGGCGCCGAGCCGGCCCGGCATCGAGGAGCCCCACGATCCCGCCAGAGCCGCCGCGAGCTCGCCCGGGCCACGCCGGCGCCCGAGCGGCTCACAGAGCCACAGAGCGGCCCCTCGTGGCACCTAGGCTCGATGCCGCTCCGCTGTCGGGAGCATTCTCCCTAGAGAGCGACACCGGGCGCCCGAGCTCTTTCCCGCCGAGCCGGGCGCCTCGTCGCGTCTAATCCTCGGAGCGCCGGCGGCTCCCGACATAGGCGCCGAGCACGCCGATCAGTCCCGAGAGCGCCGTCGTGAGCACGAGTGCGCTCGGCTCGCCGAGGATCGGCGGAGCTCGATGCTGGACGACAGAGACGATCACGGCCGTGAGAATGAGCCCGAGCGAGAGCCCGAGCACGATCACGAGCCCGAGCGCAACCCAGTCGAGCCCACGCATCGAGCGGAGCGAGCTTCAGTGTCGATCGGGCCGGCCGAGGTAGACCGCCGAGCCGAAAGCGAAAACGCCGCCGTCGCTCGCCTTGAGCCAGTAGCCCGAGCGCCCGTGCCCGGCGATCCCGACGATGCTCGTGCCCGGCGCCATAGGTTGACGACCCGGCGCCGACTCGTCGAGATCGAACGCGCCGCCGTGATATTCGGCGTCGCCGAACGCGCCGACCGCCCCGTCTCGGGTGACCGTCCAATAGCCCTGCCCGTCCGTGCTCGCGATCATGTCTTCGATCTCCTCCTCGCTCGGCGCCGTGCCCGCCAGGTCGCCGCTCGCAACCTCGATCACGTCATGTATCGGAAACCCGCTCCCGCAATCCCAGTGCCCGCCGCCCCATGCGCCGAGCGCGGCGTGATCAGTGACGCCGGCCACGCCGCTCTGTGCCTCGGCGGGCGAGACGTAGCGGCACGGGATCCCGAAACGGGCGCACTCCTCGGCGACCCACGCCGCCGCATTGAGGAGCATCGACGGGTGCCGATCCCACTCGGCGCGCGTCCACGATGCGAACGCGCAGAGCTCGGCCGAGACACAGAACGGATTCGCGTTGCCCTGGGTCCACGCTTTCCACGTGCTCGACGCCGGCAGGTACTCGCCGACCGTATTTTGCTTGTCGTCGATCCCGACATTCGAGCTCACGCCGGCGCTCGGATTGGCGAAATAGGCGCCGAGCGACTCGATCGTGAGCGCGCCCTCGGCGGTGTGCAGGATCACGAGCCGCACGCTCGCGCCTCGCGCCGAGTAGTTCGGCGACGGGATCGAGATCCGAGCGAGCGTCATTCGTCGAGGAGCTCCCGCCGCGGGTCGCGCTCGTTGAGCCAGCGCCGATCGAGCGGCTCGTCGAGCGGCCCCACGTGCCGATCGACCGGCTCATGCTCCGGCTCGGGTGCGGGAGCCGGCCAGAGCGTGCCGTCGTCGCTCTGTGGGCGGGCTCGATCGGGCCGGCGGAGTCTCACGAGTCCGCCGCCGCCGCGGTGACCGTGCCCAGATAGACCGCGAACCATTGCAGATTGACCGCCTTGCCGGCCGGAAGGTCTTGGTTCGCCCATCCGCGACAACTGAACGACGCCCCATCGGGCGCGAGAAAACCCTCTAGTAGTTGCGCTTGAGACACCTCGCTCGCCGTCCACATAGGGAACGCGATACAGATCGACGGCACGCCGGCGAACGCGCGCGGGAACGCGATATGAACATTGCTCGCTGCATCGGTGGCGTAGCCGCCTCGGCCCGATTGCCAGTCCATGATCGGGATCGGCGTCCAGCCCGCGGCAGTCGCGTTGTAAATCTCAAGCATCGCCGCCAGCGCGACCACCTGCCCGTCGAGATCGGCCGGCGCGATGCCGGCGAGATCGGCGTCGCGCTCGGCTTTGTCCGCGTAGCGGCGGATCACGTGATCGGCGACCTGATCGCCCCATGCCTCGTCAATGATGTCCTGGTATTGCGGCCGTGCCGGATTCGTTGCCATTTCACTCGATCCTTTCGCCCACTATGCCCACGCCGAGACGCCCCACCGGCCGATACCCCACAGAGCGCCGACCGCCGGCGGATAGGCGCCGAGATCGATCGTCCACTCATCGGGCGAAATGTGGTGCGAGTAGCGCCCGATGATCTGCAGCGAGCTCCACGGGTCCGCCCCGGTGTAGGTGAACTCGACGAGCTCGCCGATATCGGCGAGCACGAGCTCGGCCGACGCGTCATCGTGGACGACGAACGACACCGCCTCGACGCACTCGCCGGCCCACGCCGTCCGGGTGAGCGTCGCATGCACGAGCTCGTCGAGCTCGGGCGCCGTCGCATTGAGCAGATCGGTCCGCACAGAGCTATTGCGCCCGTAGTGGTGCATCGAGCCCGGCTCGCTCTCGATCGCCCGCAAGCGTTGCGCCTCGTCTTGATTCGCGTTGCTCCAATCGTAAAAGTTGACGACCCGGGCGATCTGCTCGCCGAGCGCGAGCGCGGTAGGACAGACCGCCCCGGCGACCGTGCCCACCCGATAGCGCGGCTCGGCGTCGGGTGGGATGTTCGTCGTGCCGTGCTCGTAGCGGATCGTGCCGTCGCCGGCGGCGAAGAGCGTGCCGCCGATCGAGCTCGATACGGCGCCCCGAGCGGCATCAATGCGGTTGCCCGCCTTGTCGACGGCGAGGAGCCGGGTCGCGTCGGGATCGAACACCCGCATATTTTCGGGGAACGCCGCCCGATCGAGCAGATCGTCGAGCCGCTCGCGCACGCTCTGCGCCGCGCACCCGGTCGCGTCATCGGTCGAGAGCACGGAGCCGAGCAGGTCGACGGCGCGGATCGAGATCGTCGGCGCCGCGAGCGATTCGTCGGCCCGTGCCTCGATCACCTTGCCGTAAAAGATCGAGCGCCTGGCCCCGGTGAGCTCGTGGAGCACCTGCACGCGGAGCAGGTTCCCGAGGAGCTCTTTTTCGCCGGCGATCCCGTGCGCGCCGTCCGGGTCAAAGAGCACCATGTTCGCCGTGCCCACGTCGCCGGGATCGTCGATCCCGTTGCGCCCGGTATCGAGATCGAGCGAGACAACATCGGCCGTGACGTTGCGGAAATCGGCCGACAGATAGCCCGAGCCCCACAGGTCGACGCCCCATTGCCCGCGGCCCCACACCGGCCCGGACGGCTCCCACGTGCCCACGCCCCCGAGCTCGACCACGAGCTCCGCCCACGGCGCCCACACGCTCGCGGCGAGCGAGCCCTCCCTCACGGATTCACGAGCGCGGCGACCCGCCGCCGGCCGTTCGCCGCCGTCCACGCCTCAAGCGCGGCCACGATGCGCCGGCCGGCGAGCACGGGATCTCCGATATCGCCCGAGATCGAGATCGCCGGCGCGAACACGATCGGCCCCGTCGCCGCCGCGCCATACGTGCTCACGCCGGCGGCGCCCGGCGGCGCCGAGCTCAAGCCGGGGATCTTGTTGATGAGCGGGATCTTGGAGATCACGTCGCCCACCTTGTCCGCGGCATCTTTCGCAATGTCGATCACTTTTGAGATCGCCGAGTGCACGGCGTCGACGGCGCCGGCGACCGCATCCCACGCTCCCTTGAAAGCGTCGACCGCGCCCGTCACGACCTGCCCGGCGACCGAAATCACGCTTTGTATTGCACGCGTCACGCCGTCGACGACGGGTGCGATCGTTTCCCAAATCTCTTTGAAATTGGTTATCACCGCGATCAAGAGTCCGATCGGCCCCATAAATGCAATGAGCCACCCGAACTTGCTCCCCACGTTGTCGATCCATTGCCACGCGACACGGAGCGCGGCGACGATATCGCCCCAATAGCGGATCACGACGGCGATGATCGCGATCAGAGCGATAATCCCGCCGACGACCGCCATGATCGGCCAGAGCCCCGCGAGTGTTGTCACGCCGAAGACTCCCGCCGCCACGCTCGCCACAGAGAAAGCAAGAGCGACGGCCGTAAGCGCGATCACGATGATGTCAAATGCCACTTTGTTTTGATTTGCGAAATCGGCGATCGTTTGAAAGAGCGGCAAAAACGTTTGAATCACCGGAATCAGAGCGAGCCCGAGCTCGGCCGTGAGATCGCCCATCGTCGCGTGATACTCGCCGAGCGCCGTATCCGAGCGGCCGGCATATTGCGCCGTGTCTTGCATAAACGCATTGAAAATCTGCGTCGAGTCGGCGCCCTTGCCAACCTGCACGCCGTAGTCTTTGAGCCCGGCCGTGCGGCCCCGAAATGCCGTCTCGACCTTTGCGAGCACGCTCTCTTGATCCGTGCCCGTGACCTTTGCGACGTCGGCCGTGCGTTTCATAAGCGCCATTGACATTTGCGCCGCTTGCGCGTGCGAGTAGCCCATGCCCTCTAGCGCCACGCCGATTTTCGCGGCCCCTTTCTCCGCCTCGGCCGACGTCATGCCAAACGTCTTTGCGCTCGCCTCGGCCCATTGCTTGACGGAATCGGCCGACTCGCCGAAAACGATCGAAACATTTTTCATCGCGCCCTTAGCGTCGAGCCCCGCTTGCACCCACCCCTCGACCGTGCTCACGATTTTTTGAGCAGAGAACGCGCCGCCGATCGCCATCGCGACACCCGACATTCTCTGGCCCCACGATTGCGTCTTTTGGTCGATCGAGTCGATCCCCGCCGCCGCTTTCGCGACGTCGGCGAGCACCGTGATCGTGAGCGTCGTCGCCATTTTAGTGCCGCTCCCGCTCCTCGGCCGCGAGCACGTCGGCCATTGCGGCGAGCTCGCCGAGCGTGACGCCACGGAGCGCCACGGGTGAGCATCCCCACGCCCGAGCCATTCGCACTCGGAGCTCGATCACGGAGCCGGCTCCCCGGCCGTCACTTTTCCCATGAGCTCTTGCGCCGCCACCATGAGCTCGCCCATCGTCGCCGGCGGCTCGGCGTCGGGATTCACGAGCCCGAGCAGAGCTCGCATCGTCGAGATCGACCAGCGGCCCGCGGCGAGCTCCTCGATCATTTCGCCGAACGATTGCCCGCTCGATCGCTCTAGCTCCTCGATCGCATCGAGCGAGACGTCGGCGAGCGCCGGCGGGAGCTCTGGCACGGCGTCGGGTGCGCTCACGTCTCCGCCTTAGTGCACAGTTTCTGCACACCCTCGTCATACGTGCTCTCGATCGCCGGCCCGGCCGCATCGAGCCCTCGCTCGGCGTAGTGCTTGCCCTCGATGTTGTGAGACGGCACGCCGTACTCTTGACAGCCCGCATAGTTGAGATCGGAGCTCGCCTCGGCCTTGCTCGCATCGGCCGAGCCCCGCCACGAGTCGGCGAGCCGGCCCGTGTCGCGAGGAGCGAGCTCGGCGATCGAGCGAGCGAGCACGTCGGCCGCGGCCCGATTCGCCGGCGTCATATCGCGCAGATCGCGCCCGAGCCCATCGAGCGCCGAGTGCAATTGCGGGAGCCCCTCGATGCGGAGCTCGTCGGCCACGAGCCCCGGCCGCTATTCGGCGAGCGGCGGAGCCGCCGTCACCACGAGCGACGGAATCCCGATCACGGGAATATCGAGCGAGAATTTCGCGGCATCGTCGGCCGTCGGGCCGAACGGTGGGCGCCGGCATTGCAGATTGCCCGAGAGCGTCGCCACGGCGCCGGCCGAGTCCGTGCCCTCGATCGTGAATGCCGCTTGCTGCAATGCATTGTCCCAAAGGAACTTGCAAATCCCCGTCGCCTCGGTGAAATCCTGATATCCCGCGAGCGTGAGTGTCCCTTTCTCGGCCGTTGCGAGCTCGCTCTCCTCGCAAAGTGTTTTGATCGTCGCGGTCGTCGTGTCGAATTTCACCGTCGCTTCGCTCACTTGACACTCGCACGACACAGCGCCGATCTCGACCGTGAATTGCGCCGGCATGAGGATAATTGCACTCGCCATTTTGTTTGATCCTTTCTACGTGATCGAGTAGCGCATCGAGAGAAAGAGCAGAGACGAGAGCGCCACGAGCTCGCCGCCGCTCGCTTGCACCCGCACGGGCGCCTCGGCTCGCACAAAGCGCCACGAGCGCGGGATGCGCCCGAGCACGAGCTCGACGTGATCTTCTAGATCGGCGAGCCCGCCGATCGGCTCGGGATTATTCACGATGACACGGCACTCGACGTCATATCGCACAACACGGCCGGGCCCCGAGTCCGTCGTGCCGTCGAGCCATTGATTCGCCGGCTCGACGAGGAGCGCCGGCAAAGCCTTGATCGCATCGAGCGTCGGCGCCGTCGTGAAATCCTCGCCGGCGAGCGCGGCGACGAGCTCGGCTCGATTCTCACGGAGCGAGCTCGGCGGAGCGGCGATCGTCACTGTGCCCACACTCCGCCGGCGAGATAGGCGCCGAGCCGTTGCCGTGTCCAGCGATCCCACGCGATCGGCGGCACGACGGCGACGCCCGATTGATTCGCCGCCGCCGGCGTCGGCGACTCGGCATTGCGATACGTGAGCACGGCGCCGATCACGATCCCGTCGTGCAGATCGGCCGGCCACGGAGCGAGCGGCGGCTCGGCGTCGGGATCGCCGGCGGGATCGGCCCATTGCGGATCGAGGAGCGGGATCACGTGCGCGAGCGCGACGTCGAGCGCCGCTTGCAAATCCTCGTCACTCGCCGCCGGCGCGCCGCCGAGTCGAGATCGAATCTCGGCGACGTCGACCGGCCCCTCTGGCATCGAGCTCTACTTGCCCGAGCTCGACGAGCGGCGAGCGTGTGAGCTCTCGTCGCTCTTTGCCTCGGCCCCGTTGCCGCTGTCGGATGCGGCGGGAGCCGTGATCTCGGCATCGGCCGCGGCCGTCGTCGTGACGAGCACGACGCCCTTTGCTTGCAGCACCACGGCGCCGAAATAGCCCCAAACATTGAACTCGACGAGCTCGGGCCCGCTCTTTTCGGCAAAGCGGAATTCCAGCATCGAGGATTCAAACGACATCGCGTCGGCCGGCCCGGCGCCGACAATCACAGAGCCGGGATTGAGCGCCCATGCCGGCGCCGCCGGCGTGCCGGCGATCGCACCCGTCGCATAGGCCGCGCCCGCGACCGCGGGTGCATTCGTCGGCCCATATCCGAGATAGGGCATGAGCGGCCGGCCCGTGCTGTCGTTTGCGCCGACGAGAGCTCCCCACGCGTGCGAGCTCGGGAGCACGACCCGGCCCGGCAAATGGCGCGTGCCCGGCAAGAGCCCGAGCGTCATACGGATTGCGAGCTCTAGCGCCGCCGCATCGGCGCCGCCGGCCGGCCCCGCCGACGCTCCCGCCTCTAGCACGCCGGCCATTGTCGATTCGCACGATTCCGAGTAGCTCTCACGGAGCGCCGTGCTCACGATGCGATCGGCGAGCGCCGGCGACGCGTCGAGGAGCTCACGAGAAACCTCGGAGCGCCCGCTCTTTGCCCTCGGCGTCACGGTCACTTGCCGCAGATTCACCGTGCCCGGCGTGTCGGGAGTGCCCTCGACGTGATCGGCGACGAGCGATGCCGGCGTCGTGTCCTGAAATGCCGGCACCGGGATCGGCCGATTGTCCGTGATCGTCGCCGACGAGAAAGCACTCACGCACGGCCGGCCCATCGCGATTTGATCGACGTACCATGCCCCACCCCACGCCGGCGCGATGATCTCGGGATCGCTCGTCGTCGTCGACGCCGCCGTGATGTAGGCGCGCAATTGGTCCTGAAACTGCATCGCCCGCCGGCGAGCCTCGGAGTCGCCCATCGTGCCGGCACGGTAGAGATCCGAGAAGAATCCCCGGCTCTGCGAAATCTCCCCGCCCTCGATGTAGGGCGACGGCTCTCGGGTGACACGCACTCGGCCGCTCCGCACGCTCTCGCCGAGCGCGGCGACGATCTCGGCCGTCGTGAGCCCGGCCGGCTCGGCCGGCGTCGGCGAGCTCGCTCGGGCGACCGGCGCCTCGGGTGTCGGCTCGGCCGGCGGAGCCGGCTCGGGAGCAGGAGCGGGATCGGGCGCCGGCGGCTCGCTCGGCGTCGAGGAGCTCGGCGCGTCGCCCGTCACGAGCCGCTCGGGAGCTCCTCGCTCGTCGACTCGCTCGGGCCGAAACGTCTCGGCCGTGATCGTGCTCGTGCGCTTGCCCATGTTTCTTACCTTTCGCTTGGATCGACGCGAGATTGCGCCCACGCCGGGAGAGTGACGAGAGAAACCTCACGAGCGAGCGCCGCCGTCACCACGAGCTCGCCGCCTTTCTCGGTGACGTCGAGGAGCTCGGCTCCGATCGAGAGCCCGTCGAGGATTCCGTCCGCGGCCATTGAGAGCGCCTCGTCGCCGGCACGGGTGCGAGCAATTTTGAACGTCGCTCGGAGCCCGCTCGGCGTGTCGGCCCATTGCGTCGGCGCGCCGAGCGGCCGAGCTCGATCGTGATACCCGAGGAGCCGGGCGCCGCCGTCGACGAGGATCGAGCTCCTCGCAAACGAAATCGGCGCGTCGGCCCCGTTGACTCGGGCCGATTGATCCCACGGCACCACGAGCCCCGAG